TCACGAGTTCGGACGAGTCCTTCGCCGTCGTTTCTCGGGCGGAGCTCGTCTGCCGATAGCCCTTTCGCGTCTTTTCGGTTTCCTTCTTGTCGAAGGCGCGCTGCGCTTTGACCGGACTGTCGAAGGTTTCGACCTTCATTTCACCAAATGAACCAGTCTTGCCCCAACGGTTGATGACGACGCAGTTGCCGTTTGCGGCCTGGATCAGGTGAAGGTGGTAGGATTTCGTTCCGCCCTGGTGATCGAGTGAAACGATCTTCGATGTTATCGGATAGACAGACATAGCTTTCCTCTGACGAAAGCGCCGGATTGCGCAGTCGTTGTTGTGCTTTCATGTTCAGTTATAGCGAGATCGTTTTTGGGATGCGGCAGGAGATAAGTATTTGATTACTTATTCCGTCAGGCGGCAGCTTTCTCTTTCGCCTCGCGGATCGCCTTTTCCTTTTCAGCCAGCAGATAGGGATTTTTCAATCGCCAGCGAATGTCGAGTTTTGGAGTCCAGAGCTCGGCTGCGTAAAAGGCACGTCGCACAATGTCGCCCGTGACCTCATTGGGATCCTTCTCAAAGGGCAAGAGGGCGACACGGACCTTGAGCCCAATTCCGGTCAAAACCTTTGCTGCATCAAGTGCGGCAAGAAGCGCTTTGACTTCGCCGTCCCACATAATGGTGACGGTGGTGACACCCCTGCCCTTCAACTGCAGAAACCGACCGAGCTGATCGTCACCGTCGGATGCGCCATAGGACAGATGCTTGCCGAATGAACCAACCGGAACAACGTGACGAAGTCCGGGATCAGCGTCGAACGCGACCTTGATTGCTGCAACATCGAACGCGCCCTCACCCATGACCACATGATCCGTCGCGACCGCGTTATGACCGTTCAGCAGATAGCGACCCGTTCCGGGTAGCTCCATTGGAAAAAGATACTTCTTGTTGGAAGTGCCGGTGAGATCGCGTCCCTGAAACGTTTTCAGCGTCCCGTCGAGGTCGAAAACCGGGATGATGATGCGGTTGCCGAAGTTCTGCGTCTGCGTGACGCCCTCGGCGTCCTTGAACTTCCACCAGCCGAACTGGCACCAGCGTAGCTCGAAATACTTGGCAATTTCCGCATCGAAGCCGCGCTGCTCCAGATAGGCAAGATTGGACCCATCGGCCAAAGGCAGCGCATCCGATACTGGCAGCGTGACAGCGCTATGATCAACCGCGACCATTGCCTTGCGCTTTGGCTTGTAGCCCTGGTCGCGAAGGATTTCCTCGCACATCTGGAATGTTGCACGCCAATTGTCGCCGTGGTCGAACTGATAGTTCACATACTGGAACTTGTTGAAGGAGTTTCCGCAGACGAAGCAGTTACCCTTGCCGTTCTCAATACCGAAATAGGTGCGCCAGCGCTCATCGCGGCAGCTTGGATGGGGACAAGACTTGATATTGAGCTGGATGCCTGATGTTCCGCGCGTCTCCCGGTAGGAGATACTTTCGCGGTCCAAAAGAAACTCCATATCGAGTTCCTCCTGGATCTGGCTAAGTTCAACCTTCGCCATATCATTCCTTTCCGATGATCTTCGTCAGAAACTGCATCTTCTGGCGATCCTGCTTAATGCGGATGCTGAAGTTTGACTCACCGTTACGCGCAAGCAACCAGGTCAAACGAGCCTCGTTTGCGGCCTTCTCTGCGTCCGTGGCGTTGATACCGATCAGGATATCGACCGTTCGAGCCTTGTTCCAATCGTCACCGATATCGGTCGCCTTGGCAGTCGATGCCTTTGCGCCGTCGCGGTTTGTCTGCGTTGCGGTCAGAACCGCGCAATTCAGTTCAAATGCAAGGGCGCGAAGATCGACATAGATCGTGCGCAGGTTCTCAATCAGACTGTCCGAGCGATATTCGGACGCCATGATATCGGCGTAGTCGACAATCACCAGGTCAAACATGATGCCGTCGGCCCGGTAGTTCTCGATCAGGCGATAAAGCTGCGAAGGCTTCAAGGTGCCGGAAGCGTGCTCGCGCATCTTGAACTTGCCCGACTTTGCAGCCATCGCCTTGATCGCCGCCTCGACTGCATCCGGATCCTTGTGCAGATCCTTCATCATCGTGTCAGACAGGGCGGCATCCACACGCGCCGCGATGATCTCTGTGGAGACTTCAAGGCTGTCGTAGAAGACGTTGTAGCCCGCGAGCGAAGCGTTCTTGCCGAAATCACCAAGTGACATCGACTTGCCGGCCTTTGCAGCTCCCATGATGCAGGAGAGCTCCTTGCGGCCCCAGCCCATGTGATAGAGATAGGCATCGAGCGCTGGATAGCCTGTCGTGATCCCGGCCCTGACCACCCTGCCCGCCTTGAGGTCATGGCGCTGCTTGGTGCGGTTCTCGATCTCACCGAAGTAGTCGTAGTCCCCGCCGTCAGTGTTGGCGCCAACGGATACGGCATCCTTCATGAGCTGGCCGATCTTGCCCCAATCCCTTCGATCGATCAGCCCGTTGACGCACTTCTCCATGACGTCGATGACGGCTTGCGTTTTGGCGAAATCAACAACCTTGTCCTGGACAAACTGAGGATTGGACAGATCAGTCTTGAGGACCGAACGAACCATCTGCTTGACCGGATCGACCATGTCCGGCCGGATGCGCTTGGCCGCGATCTCGTCCTTCAGGATCGTCGGCAAGATCTTCATGTCGGGAACGGCGCGATAGGTCTTGATATGCTCCTGAACAATTCGAACGAGAGTGCCGGCTGCGTCTTCCGTGAAGTATTCCGGCTTGATCAGATCCTTCGTGTTCATTGCGAAATTGGTGTCGCGCATCACAAGGGCAGCGACTTTCGTCTGGAACGATTGATCGAACTCAAACTGTGCCGTTTCTTCGGTCAAGTTGAACTCCATTATAAAGTAAGGGCTTACTTAGTTCAGCAAGCGCAAAGCGTCATGCTATTGATATAGCGAAAAGCTGTCGGGATTACTGCAGATTGCGCTCGATAAATTCCCACTCCGGAAGGTCGGTGCGGTTCTTCACCTTCTCGATCGGAAGAAGGTCCGCATCGATAAAGCGAGCAATAACCTCCGCGGGATTGGCGCGAAGCTTTGCCTGCTTGAAAAGCCATTCATGATGGTCGTTTTGCTGCGGCAAGTTCTGATAGTTCTGGACGAGGTATGCGGAGTGCTCTGCAAGGTAGAGCCGCGATGCCTGAAGCTCCTCCCAGCGCTCCGCGGCCTTTTCGACCACGTAGTCGATGTAGAGGTGCGTTGGCTGGGGCATGTTGTTCTGCTTCCAGTGGCGCATCCGATAGGTGAAGGCGAGGTCGATATAGACATCGTAAGGCATCGTCAGCATGTCAGCGACCTGACGGCCACGCCAGCAGCCGACGAGCTGCTTCTTTGCCTTCGTCACCTTCTTTGCATCCGACTGACCGCCTGGTCGCAACGCCGCAAGAATGTTGTCAACATGAAGAGGCGTAATGAACTCTGCCTTCTCGCGATCATACTCGCGGGCGTAGATGCGCTTATAGACCTCGGCATATGCTTCCATATAGGCGATCGTCGACTGCAGGAGGGTCATGTGACGATAATCAAACCACTTCTTGCCCCAGCCCATACGATCGAACGCCTGCCATTCATCCTTGATGTAATTGGAGATGATGAAGTCGTTTTCAAACGTAGGGCAGCGATCTGCTTCGAGATCACTTGAGTAAGCGGTAATGATGTGCGGCATAACTGGTCTTTCACTGTTCTGCTAAGACTTATAGCGTCGTGCTGACGGAAGCGCAGAGAAAGAGAGCGCGTCGAGCGGTGTAGCCCTTGTGATGGTTCCGCTCGCCACGAGCGACGGCGTAGAGCTTTGCGGCTTGGAGATCGTTCTCCTTTGCCCAGGCATTTAGATTTCGAACCTCGATCTGCTGACCGGTCGGCGCGGTTACGATCCAATCCTGCGAAAGACTGTCGACGATTTTCGCCAAATGCTCTTTATCTCGATTACGAGCAGCTTGGCGCATCTTTTCAATAGAATGTTCGGTGTTCCGCTTCCCGAGATTACCTAGTCTGATCTTCTCACGGTGTTCATCCGTGTGAGAACGTCCGCGCAGTTTCGCGGATCGAGACTTTTGTGCTGTCACGCGTGCCGTGGAGTTAGCCGTGCGCCGACGAGCCGCAGACATCTTTGCCTTAGCCTCATCGCTGTGAAGGACGCCCAGGTTCGAGGCCGCGTCCCGCCGACGATTGTAAAGCTTGTCGCCCCACCAGAGATCAATCCAGTGCTGCTCGGCAATGAGAAGCGCTTCCTGCGGCACTTCCTCAATCACTAGGAACTCAAAAGCTGCCTCCCCGTGCTTCGCCCACGAACGCTGCAGAATGGCGTTGTGATGATGACCGGCGCGCAACTCGGCACGATGCGTCGACCACCTGTTTTCGATGCTGCTGGCGCTACCTACATAGCGCCAGCCCGTGTTCTTATTCCTGATCTGATAGATGCCGGTCGTCATAGCTATCTTATAGCGATCGGCGTCACGGATCTTCGTATGCGGCGACCATATCCATACACAGGCCGGAGCGGACGATCTCGCTTCGCAAGAAGCTGACAACCGTGACCTGGCTGTGATTGCCGATCCGATCGACCGCGTCCATCAGGCCGGAAGCCTTGCCGATCTTTTCATCAGTCTGGGTTACGTCGCCATTGATGACGAACTTGGCGTTCTCTCCAATACGGGTCAGGAAAGCCTTGAACTCCGCCTTGGTCGCGTTCTGCATTTCATCAGCGATAATCCAGGCTTCCTTCAGCGTGCGGCCGCGAATGAACGCAAGCGGAACAGGCTCAATGATGCCAGACTTCAGGCAGTATTCGTAAAAGCCAGAGCCGAGCGCCTCGACAAAGGCTTCGCGCACCG